ATATTTGAATTCTTTTCTAATTGCTTTTTTTAATTTATCAGTCGCATTGAGATTTGAAAGTTCAATCTCAATTGGAGAATCATAAAGATCGCTAACGATTGCTTCGTTTACGACATCTTCTATTGCTCCATCCGCTTCGGGATGAAGTGACATTTCTCTATATCTTTTTATTAAATCAAATTCTGTTCTATATTGACCTTCAATATCTACATATGAACCATAAAATCCACTAGCAATATAGTTATCAACCCCGTCCTCGTTATTTTCGGGGACGGGGGAAACTACAGACTTGGATTTTTTTTCTGTATCTTCAATAGAAAAACCAAAAAGTTTTGCCATAGTATAAACTAACTAGACTGTTATTTTACTATTTAGCTGATGTTCTCACCACCGGATTGTGGAGCATTACCTTTGAATGCTTCGTAGAAATGAACCTGCATTTCTACGGTGAACTCCTGAATGGTATCAGTGGTTTCATAGTTTAGATCAATCGCAGAAATATTCGTTGGGAATACATCTTTAAAGACATACTTTCTAAGAGTTTTTCCTTCACGGTCAAGTTGATGGACTTTAGCATCTACCTGATAAAGTGCTGGATCTGTTTCTCCAGTTCCATCATTGAGTTTATTGATGGTATTCATCCACTTTTCAAATGCGGATCTAATGGAGAATGAAGTATCATTGAGAACTGTGATTGTCCAGGTTTCAAATGTTCTGTCACCAGCAATCTTTAAGATTCTTCCTCTAAAAGGAATATCAATGTTGGCAATTGTAGATGCCGGTAAATTTGCTGCTTTTACGAGAAATCTAGAATTCTCAATTACTTCATTTTCATCCTGAACTCCAACGATTGAGGGGAACGTGAGTTCCACCTCAAACAAATTAGGTCTTGCACCACCACCCTTCAGTTTACTCTTAAAGTCACTGATAGTCCTTAATGGTAAGGTGTTTACTTGTTGACGGTTTGCCATTGTTTCTTATACCTCTAAATTAAACGTTACCGATAACTTCTTCAAATGAAACACCAGTTCTGGTGGCAACAAACGTAAGACCGATGAAGTTGATTGATCTTGCGGGTTTAATAAAGATGTCTGCTACAAACTCATTATTATCTATAATTGCAGCAGTGTTGTTGGTTTCGTCGCAAATAACAACGAAGTCAAAGATTCCTCTCTTTGCCTGAACATCACGAAGGAATGGTTCAATAATGTTCACGAAGTTAGTTCTTGTGATTTCGTCATTAAATTCAAACAGTTGATCCTTTGCGGCAGCAGAAATAGCATCTTCAAGGAAGATAAACAATCTACGAACATTAATCCGATCAAATGCTGATGATTTACCAAATCCAGTTTTATCTCCAAAGAGAACAATACCGGCACCAGGAGAGAAGATTACAGGGTTAACTCTATTTGAATAAAGTCTGTCTCTTTCAGATTTGCTTGGATTGTAAGCAAGTTTGACTGCATTTAGGATTGATCCTCTATTTGTTCCTGCTGGTGAGAACCATGGGAAGTTATTTGCGTCATTTCTAGCACAAAGGCCAGCAATGTCTCCATTCAGTGGTACATATCTGAAGGTGTTTGCAAACCTATCAAACATATACTTATAACCACTATCAAAAATTCCATAACTTGATGAAGTAACGGGAGCAAAGAAACTAATCACGTTATCTGTAATATCAGATGTAGATCTAACAGTTACTGCTCTGTCATCAGATGTGTCGGTAAGTGCTGCACCTCTGTATGGTGAGATAAATGCTACTGCATCTTTTCTTGCTTCGGCAACAGCAATACACTTATTGGCAAGTGCTTGTGCTTCTTCTTTAGCATATCCGGCAGATCCCATAAGAATGAAATCTACATCAAATCGTTCAGTATTTTCAAATAAATTGTATCCGGATACCAGTCCACTCAGTCCTGCAGTTAATGCACCATCATTTGCTACATTACCAGCACCATCATAATTCCAACCAGCAGTTAAAGTATTGTTAGAATTTCCTGTTGCTGCAAATGTAATTCCCTCTGCTTTTTGGTCCCAAGCAACATCAGTTTCAAGAGTAAAGGTTCCACTTGCAAATCCAGTGGTTACAATACCTGCGGGTTGAGAACCACCAAAGATGTATTCAGAAGAATTCGCAATGAACTTTCTCCAATATGAAGGAGAACCGAGTGAATATTCAGCATCTTTTGCCTTTGATAAGGCAAGATTCTTTTCAAGAATTGTTCCACTATTTCCTGTGATATCACCATCACCATCAATCACAACAACATGAACCTCGTCAAACCTAGATCCTCTTGCCGCAGCATATGAAGAAGTTCCTGGTCTCTCTGCCAGTGAATTCCACTTAACTGTTGATGAAGATGTTAAAGTTAAAGATTGTTGATCAAACCAGTCTTTTTCAGCACTAACTGATGTGGATGCATATGATGACGTTTGTCCGGCAGTATGAATAGCAACATTTGTGCCAGTTGAGAATGCATATACTCCAGAAGGTTGATAATCAACTTCTGTTACTGTTGATCCAGAAATATGCTCAAGAACTTTTACTGAAACATTAGTTCCATCAACTTCTGTAACAATACCTTTTAAGTGTCCGGTCAGAACTGAGGTTGTTCCAGAACCAGCAACAATTGTATTAGCAGGAATTGCTTGAGTAATTCCCATTCCAACAGCAATATTATTTGCTGCACCCAAAGTTAAGATTTGATCTGCTTTTGCATCAATGATACCAATTCTCAGTCCATTTGACCAAGATCCAGGGTTTCTTGCTGCAACAACAATATTAGTGATTGGATTTTCATCATATCCAAGTTCTTCATAATGATCTAAACTCTTAATTTTAATACTGCTAGCAGCACCAACTTTTCCGTTTTGGAGATTGGTATCATCTGCTCTGACAACTCGTAGTGATCCACCATATGCTAAGAAAGAGGAAGCAGTGAGCCAGTGCTCATAGTGCTTATCTGTGCTATATGGTTTTCCGAAAGTCTCTAAAAGATCCTTTTCGCTTCCGACTATTGTAGGTGAATCGACGGGACCTTGTGCGAAAGGTGCGACAATTGCACCAATGCCTGCAGAGGTTGGGTCTACCCTACCTACTGTCAGATCAACTTCCCTTACTACAATACCGGGAGATGCTAAATTTAGTGGCATCTTGTTTTTCCCTCGCAGCCAAATTTATCTAAAAATATTTATGGAAAGGGGTATTTTCACTGGGGAAACTATGCGTGATATCACCAATCTGGGTATTCCCATATAATATTCTTTACTTTTAAATTTTTTCTATTAACTCTTCTCTTAGTACACTCTTTACATTCATATGAATATGATGATGCCAGAGTTCTATCTTTTCTAGTTTTGTAAAAGTCGTTCAGTAAATTTTTTACCTTTCCACATACTCTACATTTCCTTTCAAGAAATAATAGATGTTCTAATTCAATATCATCATTGAAAGACATTACATATAATCCCACATATATGATCTATCACCATATTCATCAGAATACCATCTATCACCAGAACTATCTACAAAAGTAGTTTCATCATTGAATCCATCTGAAATAAATCCAAATGGTGCCATATCTTGTTCTATCTGATTTTTTTGTTCTTCATATATTCTTTTTCTTACATCATTTTCCGTCATCTCCTTGAAATAATCTTGTGCAACTAACCAAGAAAATATAACAAGACACATTGCCAAGTCATCATTACATCCCTCTTCTGCTTCAAAAGAATTGCCTTTCTGGGCAAAAGTAGTTAATTCTGAAATGACTTCATAGTCAGTCGTAAGTAATTTATCATCCTCTATTAAAGTCTTGAGATTAGAGCAACCTAATTTTTTAACTGCCGCAGTTGTTCTAACACCAAGTTGAGATTTTTTCCCACTGAATCCAGAACCAACTACTTGACCATTTCTACCTCTCATGGCACACATGAGAATATTTTCGTATTCCAAATCATATTGAAGAATACTTGCTACTTGATCACCAATATCATTTACCTCGATTAATAACCAAGCTTGATTATATCCTCTTGCGACATCCAAAATAACATTTGGAAAAAGCATGGGTTTTATTTCATTGTTCCTATATTTGGCAACTACTTTATAGGGAAACTCTGTAATATCAAACACGATAAATGCAGAATAATCGTTGCCCAAACCACGAGCAACATCAACAGTAATAAGGTAGTTGTGTTCTTTTTGAGATTCTTCGTAGACATCTAAACCTGCGTTTTTAATGATTGGATTTTCATATACAAGGTTCTTTAGTTTTGATGGATTAATAAGAGTATTAACAGATCCTAAAAATTCACACTCAAACTCAACACGGAATTGTTGTTCTGAAGTGTTTGCTATTGTTTGTTCTTTCCAGACTTCATCTCTTCCTGGTACTTCAGACCAATGAACATCAGTTGGCACATATTCATTTTTACTTCTCTCCGCATCATGCCACATACGGTAGAAGTGATTCATACCGTGTGGGGTGGATACGATAATTACTTTGGTGTTTTTACCAGAAGTAATAGTAGGATAAACAGATGCAAAGAACGAGTCAGCAACGTGATTCGGGACGAATGCGAACTCGTCGAGAAAGAGGATGTTGAACGACATACCTCGGACAGCACTTGCAGACGTAGAAGCTGCCAATATCTTACTGCCATTTTCTAACTCCAGAGATCCTTTGTTCCATGCAATGATACCCTGTTGCATCCACTTGGGTAGGTTTTCGTATGCAGTCTGTAACCTTCCAAGAAGTTCCCTTGCGGTTGCTGCTTTGTTTGCCAGAATACCAATGTTCACACTGTCGTTAAAAACAGCATAATGCAAAAGGTAAGATACGACTGTAGTGGATTTACCAGTCTGTCGTGGCATCTTACAGATATTAAATCTGTTATTGTGGAAGTTATTAATTAACTTCTCTTGGAAGTGATAAGGGTGAAACTGAGTCAGACCTTCATCAAGAGAAACAATTTTAATATAGTTGTTTGCAAAGTAAACTGGGTCTTCTTTACATTTTAAGAATTCACGGATTTGATCTTCCGTAAATTCAATCGGGGTATTCGCCTTCTTTAGGTTGGGATTACCAAGATATATTCCATTATCAGACATATTTTAATCAGCAGTTCCAGGCTCTAAGTGATTTGTTGATTCTGCTATCTGGATCGTTAGCAGTTTTGGAAGAAGTGAGTTTCTTTTTCATTCCTTTCATTCTAGCGCAGAATGACGCTCTACGGGGATTTCCAACCTTCTTGCTTGGTGCCTTAAGGTCTGATCCAGGATTCTCCCTTTCGTAAGATTTACGTCCCTTCTCATTAAGTCCTCCCTCCTTATTCTTTCCTGCTTTTTTTGTCCATGCTGCTCCTTCTGTATGAAGAAGTGGTTGTCCTGGTTCATAGTCCGAAACGGTGTAAGTTATGATTCTTGCGCCAGGATATACTTTAGAAATCTGATCTTGAACATCAGACTTTTTGGGGACAGAGATTTGAGGGAAGAACATCTTCAATCCATAATTCTTACCTCTATAACTGAAGTAAGCATCAACGATGTTGCCGGTCTTAGCAGGAATTCTAACTGCTTCACCCATTGGTTTTACATAATTCTTATCTGGACCTGGTTTACCACCATCTCCACCTCTAGGTTTCTTTGGTCCATCACAAGCAGTCTTTCCATGAACTGGGCAATCCATACCTTCAGCAGTATGAGAGCACTTCATCTCTTCACCCAATGCTTTTGCTGGAGTTTCTGCTTTTGACTTTGCTAATTGCTGCTGTCTCTTCTGAGCAATCATTCTATCAATTCTTGCTCTCTTCTTTTGAAGTTGCAATTCTTGGGGAGACATTGATGCCTCCTCTTGAGTAACTTCAGTCTCTTCTTTCTTGACGCAGTTTGGATATCTCTTTCCAAACATTGTCTTCATACCTTTCTTCTCATAACCTTTCCAGCATTTCTCACCAAGCATCTTACTTCCAATGCCTTCAGTTGCTTGAAGAGGTTCTGGTTTGATGAGGTCTACAGTTTCATAATCTGTAGGAACAAAATCATCTCTCCAATTTGAGAATTCTTCTTTCTTAGTGCTATTACCCCAGTTAGCAGCACCTTTCTTACGACACTTGACCAGTGCTCCTGACGCATATGCACTTGGCCAAACTTTATAACGAGACTTTACTTTATGGTAGCAAGCATCTTTCTTGCCTTCCTCAATTTCAATCTCGTCACCAACTTCTACATTATTTTCTGCGAACCATCCACGATTAACTTCCAAAGCACAACGCACCTTTCCGTTAGATGCAACTGCACTTTCGTCAAATGGTTCTAACTCTTTAATACTTTCAATGATTCCATCTTCTCTGATGAAAGCAATGTCAAGAGGAATCTTTGTCTCTCTCATATGGAAAGACTGCTCTGCAACATCTTCAAAAACAAAAAGCATACCACTGTTGATATCCAAACTCTCACGGAACATAAGTCCCAGATTGAAATCTCTAATGTTATTAGGAATCTCAAGTTGAAGTGGTAAGGTCGTAAATTCTTCTTTCATGCCTTTTGCCTTTTTCTCATTGTCGATGTTGTGATCTACACCACCGTGCATAACACGTTGCTTAAGTGTAGAGACTCCATACTTATCTTGTTTATGACGAACCATACTCTTGTAACGATCAAATTTATCATTACCTTTTTTGTCGTACTTAGGTGCTTTCTCGACAATTGTTTCTTCAGTCTTCACGTTAATTGCCTTCCCTGAACGATTTGGATTTGGATCTTTACGATTCTTGCGACGGAATGCTCTCTCTTCTTCATCCTTAGAGAGATTGCGTTTCATCTTACTAGAACCACACTTTGGTTTAGTGGTTTGTCCTGGTTGCTTTGCACAAGGTTTGCCTGCAAACTTTCCACCTAATTGAACCCAACCAGGTTTTCCATCAGATGATTTGCTTTTGCCAAACCAATCACGCAAAGAGTTGTCACCACTTTTATTTGCTTCATCAACAGTAGCACCATTTTCTTTACGAAGCATTCCTTCAGGGTCTACCATAAACCCAGCAGGAATTGGCTTACACTCCTTATTGGTGTAACAATAGTATTGTCCCGCAGGACAACGACCATTCTTTGCTTCGTTCATTATTAAAGAGTCTCTTATTATTTATGCTCCAGGAGTTTCTTCAGCATCTCCTGCAATTGTCGGCCAAACAATATTATCTGGATTTGAGTTTGTTTGAGGAATATCTCTCAGTTCTTGCATATAGGTATCAAGATCTGAAATACTATCTGTATGTGTTGTTATTCCTGCTCTTTCTTCACTTTGATATCTTAAAACTCTTTGATCTGCTTCACTTAATAAGTAATCCCTCTGACTTCTAACTTGTATCCACTTTGAATCAGTTATCTGATCTAGTTCGTCTTGTGTAAGTTCAGTAACATCCCACTCTGTGGTTTCTCTATTCCAAACTAACTTTTGTGTATTTGCATTATATGAAGGATTATCGGCAACTGTTGTTATTCCTGCACTTACTAAATCGGAATCAGTAAATGTAGTATTATCAGTTTTTGTTAATCCGTTTGATAACCTGATTCTATGAGGTAAAGTGGTTATCGGATAATCCCCATTTACTGAGTATTGCATTTTTAAAACGTTTTTTATATTTTATATATTAGGGGAAAGATTCATTATCTCCCCAAATAATCCTAACAGCACCACCTCCACCATTTCCTGCTTCACTATAGTTATTATCTGCACCACCACCTCCACCACCATAAGAACCACCAAAACCTGCAGAACCATTATTTCCACCAGAACCACCACCTCCAGGAGAACCATCATTCCCAGGAGAGGGACCACCTGATCCATTTGGACCTACACCATCTATTCCAACTCCACCTCCTCCTCCACCACGGTCTAGAGGCCCACCATATCCACCACCTCCTCCACCACCGCCCGATCCAGAGAATCCATTACCATTACCACCATTTCCATTATATCCACCAGCTCCTCCACCACCTCCGGCTCGTCTTGAAGTTGGAGATGGTGCGGGTCCACCATTTCCACCATTTCCTCCACCATCTCCAACATATCCTCCACCACTACCTCCAGAACCATAATTACCTCTAGTCCCACCACTACCAGATACAGTTGTTGGACTGATAAAATATGAAGGAGTTCCAGGGGTAGCATTACTAGAGGTTCCATAAGTACTGCGAGATCCGCCAGAACCAACTACAAGTGGATAAGATTGTCCACCAACTACAGGTATATCATTTTTCCATCCGAGTCCACCACCACCGGCTCCTCCAGATCTTCTGCTGTATTGATGACCCCCACCACCTCCACCAATACAAACAACACAAACTGAAGACACAGTTGGAGGACAAGTCCAACTATAACTTCCAGGACTAGTATATCTAGACTCTCCTGGTGGTGTTGGAACAAATCCCCAACTATTATTACTTTTTAGTTGGTGTGCATCAAAAAGTCCCCAGATACCACTTTGATTTGCAGAACTATCAAATACTTTACCCCAACGTCCCCCGTTTCTACCTCTTCCTCTTGGCATAATTTATCTCTCCTTACTTAGTAGCTCTAACTTTTATCCATATGGAAGAACCGCCATTCATATTAACTCCACCCCAGTTTAGATTACCAATATGCGGTCTTATATTGAACTGTCCAGAAGTTACTGTACCACAATTACTAATATTAGTACTATGAATAGTTCTTGCATTACCAGCAGTAGTATTATCATTTAATATGCCACCAGTTCTTCCACCAGCACTAGTAAAAGTACTCCATTGACTAGTTGCTACACAACCTAAACTAACTGCCCATCCACCTTGAGCACCTGAAGAAGTTCCATTTCTGAGAGAAGTTGCAATAGCTGTTGCAAAGGTAGAATTAGTTAAACTTACTGCTGCAGTAGTCCCACTACTAATATTACTTTGATAAATGTCCCATCTTGTTACTGATGATGGAGTATGGTCCATCATATGCATCCAAGCAAACATAGCTGCTGATGGCACATTACCGCTAACAAATGACATTTTGACTTCTGTATATAGAGAATTATCTACTACATAATTGCTATCAGTTAATGCACTACCGTAATGAAACGTATTAGGAACTGATCCCCATGTATTATCAGATTTTAATGAGTGTGCATCATTAAGATCCCAAATACCAGTCTGATTAGACGCCTGACTTCTTGGATCTCCAATGGCACTACCATTTCTACGGAACCAAGGCATTATTCACTAATCTCCTCATAAGAACATGTAGCACTTAAATCTCCAGCAGCACTTGCTTGCACATATAGTGACATATCTTCTTCTAGGTAGATTGAAGTGTCTTTGGAAAGAACAATCAATGTTGCATCTGCAGGAACTGCAACTGTATTTGCTAGATATGAATAAATTGTATTACCAGCAGCATTCCTAACCGTTACAGTAATATCTGCAGAGTTTGTTCCATCAATATTTGCAATAATCAGAGAGTTGATTTTAAATATTTTTCCTGACGATGCTGCATTACTTACAAGAGAAGCAGCAGAAGTTGCAACATCAGTATCACATGCGATCTTTCCGTATATACTTGCTACGGATACTATATTTGGATTTGCCATTAATCAGATGCTCCTCTGTGAATTTATTTATTAATATCAACCAAAAACCATTGCCATAGCAATTGCCTTTCCTGTAGTAACACCACCAACACCCGATAGATTAGATCCATCACCATGAAATGATGTTGCAGTAACTGAGTTTATTCCAGAAACATTAGTTGAAGTATCACCAACAATATTTCCATTTGCATTGATATTACCAGAAGCATAAAAAGAAGTGGCACTAATAATACCAACTGAACCACCGTACATGGTAATTCCAGTGCCTACATTTAGGAAATCAGATGTTATATTGGTTGAAACTAAATTTTCTGCTGTAATATTAGCAGTTTCTCTGGTCTTTCCCATGAGTTATTTTTTAGCTATTTAGTTATTCACTTTCACTAGGTGTATACCCAGTATCCAAATCTACTCTTGCAACCCATCCTCTAACTTTAGGATCATTTTCATCCTTTATATATAAATCTTCGTCCCAATACCATTCTCCATTTTGTTGAAGCATTTGTTGGGTTAGATCTGGTTTGGGAATTGGAGGAACCCATAATTTATTTACATCATCAAAAGTCCAACTGGGAAAGTATCTTCCTTCAGATAAAACAAATGCATCATGGTCAGAATCATAGTAACAATCATCTGCTGCCGCATATCTAGTTCTGAAGTTTCCATTATATGATGTTTGTACCCAGGTTCTATCTTCACCATTTTCCATAGTGTCTCTTAGAAATTGAAGACCTACTGCTTCACTTTCTTCACCATTTTCATCTAAAAGTTTTACATTCCTAACAACAATAATGTCAATGACAGTATTAGATCCAGGATTTATTTCTGCAAAATGTGCCATATCTAGTTAAACAAAAGATTACTGAGTTTTAGGAATTCTCACAACAACACAACCTGATCCTCCAAAATAATTGGGACCTCCACCTCCACCACCTCCAGTGTTTGCCTGTCCAGCAGCAACTCCATATCCACTTCTAGGTCTTCCACAACCTCCTCTACAAAAACTATCATAACTATTTGCATTGGTTAAGAATGTTGCTACTGGTGATGGAAATCCTGGAGCAATAACTGGCATTGGAAAGGTTGGTTCTGCTGGGTGAGCACCTGGTCCACCTATACCACCATTAGGAGTAAATGGATAACTTGACCAATGAAGTGGAGCATAAGTTGGTGATGGATAAGAAGTAGGTCTACCAGCACCACCTCTACCTCCACCACCTCCACCTGGAGAAGGTCCTTGACTGTTTGCACTAGCAGGACCACCCCAAGTTCCATATGTTCCACCCTGACCCGCAGATCCACCCCAAGGAGGGAAACCGGATGATGGACCGCCACCTCCACCACCGCATCCTTGAGGAGCAGTTGTCCCAGCAACGTGTGCTGGTCCACCTCTACCTCCACCACCAACACTATATCCAAGTGCCGAAGATGTTCCACCTAGAGATTGAGGTGCTCCTACTCCTGCTCCGATTACTACGGGATTTGATGTTCCAGTAGCAACAGAAATACCAGGAACTAATCTATATCCTCCTGCTCCTCCACCACCAGACCATGAAGAAGTTGTGGTTCCACCTCCACCACCAATT